GACCTTCTTTCCAGCGAGTCAGAGGTATGTGTACCATAAGGAGTTTTTAGTTACTAGAGTTAATACGTGGTATTGTAAGTTTACTAGAGTTGATACTTTTACTCTTTTCCGTGGTGTGTATAAGACGAGTGTAGATAGTGAAGAGTTCTACAAGGCTATGGACGACGCGTGGGAGTACAAGAAGACACTGGCCATGCTCAATTCCGAGAGGACCATCTTCAAGGATAGTGCCGCCATGAATTTTTGGTTTCCGAAGGTTAGAGATATGGTTATCATACCACTCTTTGACGCATCTATCACAACTGGAAGGATGTCTAGAAGGGAAGTGTTGGTGAACAAGGATTTTGTTTACACAGTCCTTAACCACATCAAAACCTATCAAGCAAAGGCCTTAACATATGCTAATGTGTTATCTTTCGTTGAGTCTATTAGGTCTAGAGTTATAATTAACGGTGTCACTGCCAGGTCAGAATGGGATACCGACAAGGCAATCTTAGGTCCGTTAGCCATGACATTTTTCCTTGTCACAAAGTTGAGTCATGTTCAGGACGAGATCGTCCTTAAGAAGTTCCAAAAGTTTGACGCCACTGCCAAAGAACTGATTTGGTCAAGTCTCTGCGATGCCCTGAAGGGGGTTATACCCTCGGTCAAGGAGACTCTCGCGCGCGGTGGTTTCGTTAAGCTTGCTGAAGAGAGTTTAGAGATCAAAATTCCAGAGTTATACTGCACTTTTACCGACAGGTTAGTGCTTGAATATAAGAGGACAGAGGAGTTTCAGTCGTGTGATCTGTCCAAACCTTTGGAAGAGTCTGAGAAGTACTATAATGCGTTATCCGAGCTGTCTGTGCTTGAAAATCTTGACTCGTTTGATCTGGATGCCTTTAAGGAGCTGTGTCAAAAGAAGAACGTCGACCCGGATGTCGCTGCGAAGGTGGTGGTGGCGATTATGAATAGTGAATTGACGTTACCGTTCAAGAAACCTACGGAAGAGGAAGTTGCTGAGACGCTTAGCGGAAAAGTGGTACAGAATGAGGGGTTGAGTTTAAGCAACAACGCACCTTTCCCATGTGTGAGTAATCTCAAGGAAGGTTTGGTTCCGGCGTGTGGAGTGAGTCCGACAAGTGCGAACTTCGACAGAGTGGATATGGACATATCTGAGTTCCATCTCAAGAGTGTAGATGCAGTTAAAAAGGGGGCTATGATGTCAGCGGTGTACACGGGAAAGATCAAGGTTCAACAGATGAAGAACTACGTCGATTACCTAAGTGCCTCATTGTCAGCTACAGTCTCAAACCTCTGTAAAGTGCTTAGGGATGTTCACGGAGTTGACCCTGAATCTCAAGAGAAGTCGGGTGTGTGGGACGTGAGAAGAGGACGCTGGTTACTCAAACCTAACGCGAAGTGTCATGCTTGGGGTGTTGCGGAAGATGCTAACCACAAGTTAGTTATCGTGTTACTTAACTGGGATGAAGGGAAACCTGTCTGTGATGAGACGTGGTTTAGATTGGCAGTTTCTAGCGACTCTTTGGTGTACTCTGATATGGGCAAACTCAAGACGTTAACGGCATGTTGCAGAGATGGTGAGCCTCCGGAACCTACGGCCAAGGTGGTACTCGTTGACGGTGTTCCGGGCTGTGGAAAAACAAAGGAAATCTTGGAGAAGGTTAACTTTTCCGAAGACTTGGTGTTGGTTCCTGGAAAAGAAGCGTCAAAAATGATTATTCGAAGAGCAAATCAGGCAGGTGTTACAAGAGCTGATAAGGACAATGTGAGGACGGTAGATTCCTTCTTGATGCACCCTCCAAAAAGGGTGTTCAAAAGGTTGTTTATCGATGAAGGATTAATGTTGCACACAGGCTGTGTTAACTTTTTGACGTTGCTATCTCATTGTGATGTGGCATACGTTTACGGTGACACACAGCAAATTCCCTTTATCTGTAGGGTTGCGAATTTTCCTTATCCCTCGCATTTCGCGAAGCTTGTTGTTGACGAGAAGGAAGATAGAAGGGTCACGCTCAGGTGTCCGGCAGACGTTACATATTTCTTGAATACGAGGTACGATGGATCAGTGATGTGTACAAGCTCTGTGGAGAGGTCGGTTAGTGCGGAGGTTGTGAGAGGAAAAGGTGCTTTAAACCCAATAACTTTACCGTTAGAGGGAAAAATTCTCACCTTCACGCAAGCCGATAAGTTCGAGTTGTTGGATAAGGGTTACAAAGATGTGAACACGGTTCATGAAGTTCAGGGCGAAACGTACGAAAAGACAGCGATCGTTCGGTTAACAGCGACTCCCTTGGAGATCATATCAAGAGCGTCACCTCATGTTTTGGTGGCGTTGACAAGGCACACTACTCGATGTAAATATTACACGGTTGTGTTGGACCCAATGGTGAATGTGATTTCTGAACTGGGGAAACTGTCCAACTTTCTTCTCGAGATGTACAAGGTGGAGTCGGGGACCCAATAGCAATTACAGATCGACACAGTGTTCAAAGGGACGAATCTGTTTGTCCCGACGCCTAAGTCAGGAG